TATTATGATTACTATATATATTACTAAGGCTTCTTCATTTAATTTTATGACAAATGATAAAATATTATTAATGAAACAAAATTTAAGAAGAAAAGAACCTGTTCGTGAGATTTATGATTATAAAATCTCAAAAGAATATGAAAAAATGTTTTTACAACCTTCAATTTGGTTTGGTTATCAAGATTTTGATCCAGAATATAAAACAGAAAAATTATATATTAAAAATATTTAAAGAATATTTTATATAATAGTCTAATGTCAACAATGGATTTTTTAACTGAAGATACAATGAACCCTTCAAATCAAAAGTTTATTTGTATTAGTTTTTTAACTGATCAAACTAATAAAACTACATTATCGGGAATTAAAGTTCGTGGAGCATTTGCAACTTATGAAGATGCATGTGCACATGCTAAAAAACTTCAATCTGCAGATGAATATTTTAATGTATTTGTAGGTGAAATGGGTAAATGGTTACCTTTTGATCCAAATCCTGATTCACAAACAGTAAAAGATTCAGAATATGCAAATGAACAATTAAATACTATGATGAAATCATATATGGAAAATCAAGAAAAAGCAAAAGTTTATCATGAACAAAGAAAAAATGAATTAGTTAGAAAAAATATAATGGAAAATTTAGATACAAGACATGAAAATCTTAAAGAAATTAAGAAGAAAATGAAAAAGGCCAAAACACCGCAAGATCAAGAAAGTTTATCTAAGAGTATGGAAGAAATTGAAAAACAAATAGTAAAAATGACAGAGAAAAAGACAGACTTAGATAGTCAAATTGAATCTCTTGGAAGTCAATTAAAAGGATTTGGTGAAATGAAATTAGATCCACCCAAGCTTTTATAAAAAAATATTTAATTAAATTTTATAAAAATTTAATTATTTAATTTCACAATATTTAATCTAATAGAGTTTCTTTTTTTAGAATATAAACTTTCAGGATCAAATATTTCTAATCTTCTATTCCAATTAGAATCATATGCCTCTTCATGATATTTTCTAAATTTGTTACATCCAACTTTAAATGATGGAACTATTTTGGCTTTATACCAAAAAACTTTATCAGTAATATTTTTACTATGAACTCTATTATTAATAACCATCATACCATAGTTTTCAGTTAAATCTGAAAAAACTTGTTGAAAAATATCAAATGTTTGAAACATACCAGCATAATGTTCATATAGTTTTTTTCTATTATTAATTGTATCTTCAGCTAATAAAAATATATAATCAAAATTAGATCTCATTTCGGGTGGTATACCTACCGCATATTGCATTGTTAAAATAAATGATAAATGATGATGCCGACCATTAAAAAATAGTTCAGCAATATTTGGATCTTTAAGCCATCTTTTATCAGCCATACAATCATCCATTATTAACATGATTGAATCATCTTTTGGTTTTTTCCCATCTTTAATTCTTTTTTTATTATCTTCATTCATACGTGATTGTCTTTCATAAATTCTTGCAAGTATATCTGTAGTATATTCTGAATAAATATATGAATCTGGAATAAAATCAGTATAAAATCCATTTAATTTTTCAGTTCTACTAATTGCAACAGCTCCTGCAAGTTGTCTTTTTTGAAACATAATTTCTCTTGTTAAAAAGGACTTTCCAGTTGCACGTTTAGCAATCATTGCAATTGTACAATGATCAACCATTTCATGAATATTAAATTTTTTAATTGGTAATCTTGTTGCGCCAAATCCTACTTCTTTTATTGTCATATTATATTAAAAAAGAAAAAAATTAAAAATCAGGTAAATCTGTATATATTTGTTGTTCTGAAATATCTTTATTAAACCAAGATAATTTATTATTTAAACTATTGGTGTGTATAAATGATTTAGCTAATGAATCATATTTATTTTGGTTATTTTCACAATTAAAACCTATTAATGTTGGAATATTTAATATAAATCCAATAATTGAGGAAACTAATAATGGAAATTTATATATATCATAAAAAGTTTTACGTATTCTATTATGTTTTTTATCATCTACATTTTGAAACCATAAAATTATTAAGAAAATGGAACCAATTATTAAAAATTGTTTTAGAATTAATTTCATTAAATTATCTAAGAAAATAAATATTGTGCAAAATAATATTTCAAAATTAATCAAATTAATTAAATATATTTTAATTGGTCTTATTGTTATTCTATCTACTACATATATTCCTGATACTAAATTACAATCTAAAGAAATTATGATGATCGGAGCTACATCATCTATAGCATTTGCTATATTAGATATGATATCACCTACTATTATTATCAAAAAAATTGATTCTAAAAAACAAAAAGTATTAGTAGAAGCATAATTGAATATATTTACAATTGTTCTAGAAAATTTTATTAATTAAAATTGTAAATAATTATTAAAAAATTTCTTTTTATTTATCATATTGGGAGTATCATTATTTGATTTCTTTGATGGTATTAATGAATTTGAAAAAATTTCTTGATATTTATTATCATTTTCTTCTTGACTATAATTTAAACTTGTTTCAAGATCTGAATCTGTTGCTAGATCTCTTTGTAAAACTTTTTTTATTTTATCATCAATAGTCTCTTGTTTACTTTCTGAATGTGGTTCTATTTTAGTTAGTTTTTTTATTTCTGAAATTATTAATGGTGTTGAATCAGATTGACTCTCAGAATTATTTAATGAATTATTATGATTAATTATATTTAATATTTTAGAACCTATAGTTTTCTCTTCAGAAGTTGATTTTTCTATAATATCATTTAGTTGGTCATTAATCATTTGTATATTAATATCATTCACTTTTGTTTCATTTACTTTTATTTCATTATTTGGTTGAGGTGTAAGTGTAATTATAACTTTATCATTTAAGTCTAGTTGTAATGGATGATCAAATTCTTCATTATTAGCTAAATCTTTTTGAATAATTTTAGTTAAATTACGTTCTTCAGCATCAGTCATTGCTTTTTCAAAATGTTCATCATTATCAACTTCTATTTCTTCACCTAAATAAATCTTTAGAATATGTTTAACAGGTAATAATTTACGGAGAGATTCTTTGATTGCATCTTTAATAATAATCATACAATCTCTTTGATTACGTTTTATTTCAATTGGTGGATAATTATGATATAATAAATATGGATTATTCCATAATTCACGAGCACATTCTATATAGACTCTATGAATAAAATCAGTAGTTTTTATATTTTGATATAATAATGGATTAATTTTAGTCTGCGATTTACATGTTGGATTATACATTAATACTATCAAATTAGATTTAATAGTCGCTTTTATTAAATCATTTAACCATCCATAACTATGAGACGAGTTAATAATTCTTTCTGTTTCTCTTTCAATAATATCTTGATTCCATTGGGGAATTGCTTTTAGAAATGATTGAAAAATCTTTAAAATATTATTATTTTTTGATATATTAAGTGATTGTTTATAAACAGATTGTAATCCTTCTAAAATTAAAGGAGTTAATATATTCGTTAAATGTGATGTATATTCATTTTTTGTTTCTACTAAGACATTAAACATATTTATCTATTATTTTAAATTAGATAATTTTTAATTAATATAAGTAAAATACGTTTGTTTACAAATCCTATAAATATTTTATATATTTAATTTTTAATTAGTACATATATTAGTACTTGCATTATTACTTCTATTAGCTAAATAATTAAAATCATCTTTAGTTACACATAAACATCCACTTCCTGAACCTAAATTACAAGTTAAATTAGTTCCAATATATTTTTCAAATTCTTTAGCACCAGTACCACTAGTACCACCAGTAGCAGCATGAGGAACTGGCCATTGAACATGTTTACAACATTGTTTAGAACAAACATTTTGATCTAATCTTTTTAGTTGATTTGTATTTTCTAGAGTTTCTCTTAATTCTTCTGAATTTTTCTTATTTTTATTATCAATCATTGGAAGTATAAAAATAAAAAACAAGATAGAAGATAATATTATTAATATTAATATTTGATTACATTTAATTTTTAGGTTGGGTTCCATTATGATATATTATATAATATATTTTATATATTTTAATTAAATTTTTCTAATATACTATAATGAATATTTTAGAAAAAATAAAGAAATTTGTAGATACTAAAAATAAAGAAATTATTAAAATATTAGATCCAAATAAAAATTATCGGATTAGTTTTTTTAAAAGAGGTAAAACTAAATCATTACAAATATTATATAATGATAAAGTAATTATTGCAGGTGACTACAACTTTTATGGAATTTATCAACCTAAAACTAATTTATGGATTTGGGCTAGTTCAATACATGGTGTTGAATTACGACATATTAATAATATTAGAAAAATGAAAACATTTAGTCACTTATTTGAAGCAAGTACTGATATTAAAATGAACTTTTATTTTCAATTATTAACTCAAGATGTAATATATATAAGTGATGGACATATACTTGATTGGATAAATGAATTAATATTATACTTATCAAAAGATATATTCTTTTTTAATCCTGTAAATTCTAATCAAAATGTTCAATTTATAACTTTAGTAAATATTAAAGAAAAATATTTGTAAATATTAAAGAAAAATATTTGTAAATATTAAAGAAAAAAATTTGTAACTTTATTTAAAAGAACTTATATATTCCCATTTTAGATATTTACAAATTTTTTCCCAAATTTGATCATTTTCCATAATTTTATCAGAGTCTTTATGTAATGGGAAACATTCTAATAAATGATCTAATTCTAGTAATTCACAAAATTTATGTAATACATAAGAATATGATAAAAAGTTTTTACGATTAGGTTGTTTATACATTTCCCATGGATCTTGAATTTTATAAAACATACTTATAAATAATTTTTCCATATCTCTTGTAATTTTAGGGGGTGGTAAATTATTTAATTTATTAAT